CAAAATTTCATTGGTATGAATTGGAAATGATATGTGAAGAACCTGACCACAAATTTTAATGAACATGAATTTATTACAATTAATTGATAAAATTATTTCTGAATGGGCGTATAGAGTAAACGATGGTATGCCTGATGCAAAAAACCCAACCCACATAAAAGAGTTGGGTATTGTACTTTCTGAAATGGGATTATCTCATATTAAGAATGATTTAGTAGAAAACCTTCTTACTGAAAAAGGAAAAACTCCTGAGAAGCATGTAGTAGAAGCGGATAAGAATTTTAAAAATCCTGTACTAAATAAAAGTGTAAAATATAAAAACGCAAAAGGTGAAGATGCGGAAGGATTGGTTGGAAACCTTTTAAGATTACCAAAAGAACATCCTGGCCGTAAAGCAGCAGAAAGAATGTTACCACCAGAAGGTTCAGAAGAAAGAGATACAATCAATAAGGATTTAGGTGGAGAAGGACAACCACAAGGAGCACAGGAACCAAAAGGTGATAAAGGTGATGGTGGTGAAGAATCTGCACCTAAAGAGGACCCGATTCAAAAAGCAGCACCAATGTTTGACCCTAAACAGGACCCTGCTATGGGAGCTCGTTTGGATAAAGAAAGAGAAACACTTGCTCAATTAGCAGGAAGTGGTGAAGAAGAAAAACCAAAAGAAGAACCTAAAGCAGAAGATGGATTTAATCCAATTCCAGCGGCAGATGTACAATCTGAAATACCTGAAGCGGATCCTGATACATTTGGTGGTGAATCTGATATACCCGATGGAATAGATAAAAAAGATTTAGAAAAATTCAATACCGATATTAGTAAGGTAAAACAAATTGTTGATGATGCAAAAGCTAAAGGCGAAAAAGCACCTAATATTAATTTGTGTCAAATAACAGTACCTGGTACAAACTTATATTGTGATGATAATTTAGGTATTCCAAGAGAAGAAATGCCACAATTCAAAGGTAAAGCGTTGCCAGGAACAAGAGCAGAAAATATGCCGGTGGATAAAGATGGCGAAGTAGATACCGAACCAGTATTTAGAGAAATGCTGAAAGAGAAAGGAATTACAGTATCACAAACCGAAGTACCTGCTGATAAATTAAAAGCAACACAAAATGAATTAGTTGGTGCAAAGGTGTTGGGTATGATGGGTGCATTAGAGCAAGACCCACAACATCCAAAAATTACTGCACCAATTTATGTTAGTAGAGATGGATTTGTAATTGATGGACATCATAGATGGGCAGCAATTGCAGCATATAACGCATCACATCCTGATTCTCAAATACCTATGAAGGTGCAAGTGATTGACCAGGATATTAAAGATGCAATTCCTATGTGTAATAAGTTTGCAGAAGATATGGGTATTGCTGCTAAGAAAGCAGATGCTAACAAAGAAGATGTACCTGCAGAAGAACCAAAACAATTAACACAAAAAGAATCTGAAGACGTTGTAAACTCCCTTAAAGATAGAAAAACAGCAAAGGGTGAATCTTTGGATATTGAAACAACCGATAATGGTTCTATGATTATTGGTGTTGAACATGGTGCTGATAATGAAAGTACAAAAGAAACAATTAATCAAATCACATCACTTCCAAAAGATACAAAAGTAATGTTTGTTGGTGAAGGTGGAATGAGTAAAGATTCTGAAGGTAATTTAGAATTATCAGGAGAGCAAGCTGAAATTAGAGATGCAGTAAAAAATCATTTTACTAACTCAAACGAAAGTAGTTGGGATGAAAACGCAAATGTATTGGATGATACTTCTCCTATATTTGATGAAGTTGGTAAAACGTTAGGCGGAAGTAAATCTAAAGCTAAAGCTGCTATATGGGCTAATATGTATGGACAGGATGGGCCGGATGAAAATATGAAGCCTGATGATTATTTAGATGATGAGGGTAAAGCATGGTTAATAGACCAAGCTAAAAAAGGTGGAAGTTCGGAATTTGATGGTGATGTGGATTGGAATAATTTAACTGATGGGCAAAAAGAAGATTTATATCAACTTAATTATAGAGATGATGATGGATATGGTGAAACGGAAATAAGTAAAGCACAACAAACATATAATGGATTCCGCCAAAAGGAATTAGATAGAAAAATTAAAGAAGCTGAAGCTGAAGGATACAAAGTAATTGCACCGGTTGGCAACTCTCACGTTGATATGTGGAGACAAAGAAATAAAAAAGAAAAAACTGAAATGAAAGAAGAACTTTTTCCAATGATTGATTCTCTTATAGAGGGAATTATTGCAGAATTTATTAGAGAAGCTAAACCTAATATAAAAGCTAGTCCATCTAAAGAACATCCTGGCTATTACCATAGAGGTGGTGGGTATTATTCAAAACAACCTGATGGTGAGATAACCCACAAATCAGATCGTGGAACTTTTAGAGCATTAACATCTAAAGAAAAAGCTGCAAAAAATCAAACAACAACCCCACCGGTAAAAGGTAAAAAACCTGCACCAATAAAGACAGTTGCTCAAGACAAAGATTTACAAGCAAGAGCAAGCAGAGAAAAGGCTGCATTGGCTAAAGATAAAAAAACCAAACCAACGTCTGTTCCTACACCAAAACCAAAAGCAGCACCATCTGGTAAAATTTCTAACAAAATGGAAGAAGATGATGCTTTCTTTTCAAAGAAAAAAGTGCAGGATAAACTAAAGGATGTAAATACTGTTATTAGTAAACTACCAATGAACAAAGATGAAAAAAAGGTTTTATTTGGTATTGTTGGTAAAGCGTTAAGAGGAGAGGAATTAACAAAAGCAGAAAGAAGATTTGCAAGTGATTGGGTAACATTCCCAGCTACATCTGACCCAAAAATATATTTTGCACCGGCTAAAGGTGAATTCAAAACACACATTAAAGTAGAATTGGGTAAAGGTATTGAAGATAGAGATTCTTTTAATGAATATTTGGAAAGAAATGAAATATTTGATGCAGGACATGCTGTTAGAAAAAAATCAATGGTTGCAAGTAATTTAACTCGTGATAGAAAACCGATTAAAGTAGAAGGTATAGAAAAAGATAAAGATGGTAAAACACAAAGTTGTAAAATTGGTAATACTGTATTTAAAAGATACCCAGAGCCAGATGAAAAAGAATTGTTAGACCAATTTAAAAAAAGAGGTATTACTAATCCTGAAGAAGAAGTTCGTAAAACTTTGATTGCAATAAAAAGGCACAATGAATATGTAGAATTTATTGCTTCTCAAGAAGATATTGAAACTATTGATTTTGGATATGATACTGATACATCCGATGGTAGAAAAAATACCATTGAAAGTATTAAAAAAATGATGTTTAATAAATTAAATGCAGATTTTGGCAAATTCTTTAAAGGTAAAATTCCACCTGATGCAAAAAATGTACTTAATCTTATAAAAAACATTTCAAATCCGTATAATGGTATCTCACCTGAAAGAATGCAAGAAGAAATAGATGCAATTGCAAAGTTGATGAACGCCAATCCGGAATTTAGAGCAGGTGTTCCTGATATGCAAGAGATATTTGACTTTATGGTTAAATTGGGACAAGGGTATGCGGGATTCATGCCATCTGCATCAAATTGGAAAGTTACTGACATTGTAACTTATAAACCTTCTCAAGAAATAAGAATGAAGAAAGGTGAATCTCCTGCTGAAGCAATTGCAAATAATTTCCAAAATATTATTTCAACATCTTTGATTGAAGGTGGATTATCGGTAAAATACGAAAAAGGTGGTGCTAGTGCGGGGTATGATAAAGTACTTATGACTAGATATAGAAAACATAAAAACTTTGATACACAAAAAGAAATATTAACATTATTTGATACATACAAATGGTCATTTACACCTGGCGAAGAGAACAGAGTTAAGAGTAAAGAAGAAATTGATGCTAAAGAAGCTGAGTTAAATTCGGTATTAGAAAGAGCTAAAAAAGCTGGTATTCTTACCGAAGAACAAATAACTGAAATTCAAATGGAAGGTGAAGAACAGGCTGCAAGAATGGCTGCAAAAGTGGAAAAGAAAGTTCCATTTAAAAACTTTAAGCAGTGCTTTGGTAAGACGGATAAAGAACAAAAAGCAAATTACGAAAATTATAAAAAACAGTGTGGAATGTGGTGTAAAATGGGTGCAATCGCTGAAACATTGAATAACAATGATATGGATTATCAATTGTTTGGTAATTTGAGAACCGTATATCCTAAAAAGGGTGACCCAAGACATGAAACAATTGATGGTGTAACTACATTGAGTGGTATGGGATGGTCTTATGATCCTGGTATTGCGGCAACCGGTAAAGAATGTAAGTACCTTTCTTTGAACAATGCAAATTCATCTCACATTGAACCTATAAAGAGATAATTGTAAAAATACCCTTTGAACCCTTTTTTGATATTTATAGTTGATTAAAAAGAAAAAGGGAAAACGAGGATGAAAACACAGTTATTATGTACGTTTACAACGAAAGGTGAGTTACAAAATACATTACAACTAATAAGAGAAACTTACCACATCGTTTATAATTACATTTATATTCTCCAAAATAAGGCGAATTTAGATGAATTGTTTATCACGTACAATATAGATACAGCATTCCAACCGGATACTCCGTTGGAAAATACTATTCTAATTCATAGAAAGAAAGAATCAAATACATTATATACAATTAACGCCCTAAACGAATTGGTAAAAGAGGAAAATGGTGGGGTGCTAGATAATTCATTTGTAATTAATTGGCAGAAATTCAAAAATTCAATCATATTAACCAACGCTGAAGGAACTAAAAAAATTCAAACAAGAGTTTTTGAAGTAATTGATTTTGGTGATGGTAAAGAAGTTATATCTAACGAAACTAAATAATTTCACGATGTTATTAAAAAAAGGTGATAATAACGAAAATGTAAAATTAATGCAGGAGAAATTAGGTATTTCCCCAGCAGTTACTAATTTTGGACCTAAAACTGAACAAGCAGTAAAAGAATTTCAAGCTAAGCACGGACTTCCTGCTGATGGTATTGTTGGTGATAAAACTTGGGCGATGATTATGGGTGAGAATACTCCACCGCCACCGCCACCGGCTCCAATAACACCTGTTGGTGGATTGAAGTTAGATAAACTTAAAGGACATATTCCTGATGCGGTAATTGCAATGATTCCTGATACTGCAGCTAAATTCCAAATCAACACTCCATTGAGATTGGCACACTTTTTGGCACAATGCGGACATGAGAGTGGTGGATTCAAAGCAACGCAAGAAAACTTAAACTATTCAGCAAAAGGTTTAATGGGTATATTCAAAAAGTATTTCCCAACTGAAGCTATTGCAAACGCATATCAAAGAAACCCACAAAAGATTGCAAACAAAGTATATGCATCTCGTATGGGTAATGGTGATGAGGGAAGTGGTGAAGGATATAAGTTTCGCGGAAGAGGATATATTCAATTGACAGGAAAGGATAACTATACAGCATTTGGTAAAGCAATCGGTGAAGATATTCCATCTAATCCTGATGTAGTAGCATCTAAATACGCTTTACTTTCAGCAGCATGGTTCTTTAATAAGAATAAATTACACATAATGGCTGATGGTGGTGCAACCGATGCCGTAGTAACATCAATCACAAAAAGAGTAAATGGTGGAACTATTGGATTGGCAGACCGAATAAAACACTTTAAGGAATACTATCACTTATTAGCATAATTTGGAAGTTTAAATAAAATTTCGTATATTTATAAAATATAATAGAACATAGATGGCAAATATCAGATTAAAAGAACTAATAGAGGCTAACATAGACCCTAAATTGGTAGCTAGAAGTAAAAAAACTGGCAAACTTGTTTATTTCAAAACACAACAGGCTAAAGATGCAGCATTAAAAGCTGGTTCTCATGAAGACCCTAAAGCTAAAAAAGGTGATGAGCCTAACGTAGATACTAAACCAAATGATATGTTTGGTGGAGATTATGCAAAAGATAGAGGCGGTGAAGCTCCTCAAGCTGACTCGGATGCATCAATAGATGGACAAAGTGATGAGGAATTATACGATGCATTGTATGATATGGGATATGATTTCGGAGAATTTGGTAGCGATGATTTTGATGAAGAAGGATTTGCAGATGCAGCAATCGGTTTAGGTTACCGATATGATGACAAAAATAAAGTATGGAATCATAGAGATGATGATATTGAAGAAAGTTCAACCAAACTTACATCAATGATTAAAAAATAAAACAAAAGGGAGAAACTAAAAATTCTCCCTTTTTTATTTGGAATTGTCACAAATTTTACCTATATTTGTTACATCAAAATCAATCAAAAATACATCAAAAAAAGATTTGGTAATATCAAAAACTTGTTGTATATTTGTATCTCCTTTATATTTATATGTGTAACGGAAGTGTAGGAAAGACACTTAAATAAAACCATAAAACTTAAACGCTTAAAACTTAAAAGACATGGCAATTAATTTAGACGCAATTAAGAGCAGACTTAACAAACTGCAGAACACCCAAAGAACAACTGTAGAACTTTGGAAGCCAGCACCAGGCAAACACACAATCAGATTGGTGCCGTACAAATTCAATAAAGAGAATCCTTTTATTGAACTTTATTTTCACTACAACATCAACAACAAAACTTACTTATCTCCAATGAGTTTTGGCAGACCTGACCCAATAGTTGAGTTTGCTGATAAACTTAAAAGAATGGGTGATAAGGAAGATTGGAAAGCTGCTAAGAAAATGGAGCCGAAACTTCGTACTTTCGTACCAGTATTGGTAAGAGGTGAAGAAGGTGAAGGTGTTCGTTTTTGGGGCTTTGGTAAGACCGTATATCAAGAGATTCTTGGTTATATGGCTGACGCTGATTATGGCGATATTACCGATCCAGAAAGTGGTAGAGATATTACTGTTGAAGTTGTATCCGCAGAAGACAGTGGTACTTCTTACCCTGTAACAACAATTCGTGTTAAACCAAAAGAAACACCATTAGCAGCAACTAAAGCTGAGAATGACAAATTCCTTAACGAACAAAAGGAAATCACCGAACTTTATTCTGAATTAACTTATGCAGAATTGAAGAATGTATTAGAAGGTTGGTTGAACCCATCAGGTGGCGCATCTGAAGATGAGAAATCAGCATCAGCTGAAACTCTTTCTTCAACCGCTAAAGATGAGGAAGAAGCACCATTTGATACAACTCCATCAAAACCAGCACCAGCTAAGAAATTAGATGATGTAGCAGCGGCATTTGATGACCTTTTCAATTCATAAAATAAGTTATAAAGAATATGGCAAAAGCAACTAAAGAAGTTGATTTGGCAGCAGTGCTCGCCGAATCACTAAACAAACAATCAAAAGACCAAAGAGTAGCATTCTTTTTGGATTCTGATGAAGCACCCACAAATGTAGATGGTTGGATTTCAACCGGAGCATCGTTGTTGGACGTTGCTATTTCCAATAGACCTTATGGTGGTTTGCCTGTTGGTAGAATTACCGAAGTGACAGGACTTGAACAAAGCGGTAAATCATTATTATCAGCACACTTACTTGCCGAAACACAAAAGTTAGGTGGTATAGCTGTTTTGATTGATACTGAAAATGCCGTAAGTAGAGAGTTCTTG